CTCAACATTGTCATAATGTGGAACCACGGAATCTTACCCGATTGATGTACTTTATGGAGGCTACGCCCCTGTAGGTAACCTACAAGAGATTGACTTAGGAAGTCAATCACTCTTGTGGGTAGCCACAGGGAGCACTCCTTAAAGAAGAACCGAGTGTTCAGATTCTGTGATAGTGTGTCCGAGTCGTTAACTCTTAGCGGTCCATATGAGAAGCCCCTTTGGTGACTAAGGACGATCTTTTGACAGATCTCCTTAAGCATCTTACCAGCATCCCTTAAGTGACGTGAACGTCCTTGAGGTGCTGCTAGTTTTAGGGCCCATGTTGAACCTAAGAGTCTACTTGACAATACCTCAACACAATCCTTTGTATTGAGGTAACCCTCCTCCTCTAATCTTCGCTTGAGAGAAATGAGACCCCTAAAGTCACCATAAGCAACTTTAGGGATTCCAAACTCTTCGCATAGATCCTTCATGGTAAGAAAATGGTCTTTAACCTTATTGAGGGTGACTTCGATGATTTCTAAAATCTCGAAGTACTTCCCATCAGATAAGGTACAATTCCAAATCGAACCTAAGCGGGCTTTATAGGTAACAAACTCTAAAGAGAGATCATCTCTTAAGAGTACCTTTAAAGCCTTCTTATGAAGGGGAGGTACTGACTGAATTCCGGTGGGGGATTCAAACCCCCACCCGCCGAACTGTCGAGGTATGTGTACCGATATGCCCAAGAGATTCAACTCTTTGACAATCTGATAGTTCCTTAGAAGAGCCCACGTAAGGATACCCTTGCGCATGCCCTCTAAGGGACCGTTTAAGTACTGGACGGCCTTTGAGACCGTCTCACCTCGATAGAATCGCGGATTTTCGAACTTTCCATCTGGAAGATTGTTCTCATGCTCTATGAGCATCCTTAGTTTAGGAACCTCAATATAATTGAGGTTCTTATCGTAGGGAATCTCTGTGAAGAAAGCAATCGTAGGGGACTCAAAATGAGAACCCTTCGATATACTCCCTCCACAGAGACCCATACAGGACTCATAG